GAAGAAGCCCGCCTGGCTGAAGAGCAGCGCACAGCCGAAGAAGCCCGTCTGGCTGAAGAGCAGCGCCAGGCTGAAGCTGCCCGTCTTGCAGCAGAACAAAAGGACAATAAGAAAAAAGCCAAAGGGGACGCAGCACAAAGCTGAGTCATTGGCCGGGAAGGATTCCCTTGCCTGTGAAGTTGCCGGTTGATAGCGGGCGTCAACCTTTCTAACCGGACCGAATTTTACCAGGAGCGTGTATGTACATCACTTTGGACCAAATGGCAGTAAATCCGGGCGCCAAAGAGCTGGCCGAAGTTGCCACGCCTGAGCATTTGCCAATTGTTGATGCCGCATTGATGCACGCCAGGCTAACGGGCGCCAGTCGCGCGGCATGGCAGCCTGAAGAGTTAGATGCCTGTGAGCAGGCGGTGAGCCGAATTAATGCAGCCATTACCGACGCTGCCGGCTTGATTGATGGGTTCCTGGCTACGCGTGGCTATCTGCCGCTGCAGCAGGTACCAGACATCCTGGTGGTGTGGTGCCGGGCCATCGTGCGTTACAAGCTGCATATCAACCGGCTGAACGCGGATGACAAAGACCCGATCACCCGCGATTACAACGACGCATTAAAACTGCTGCGGTTAACCGCTGACGGCAAGTTCTCCCTGGGAGCAACTGATCCGGTATCAACCAGCAGCAACGCCCCTGAGTGGAGCGCCGGACAATCAACCTTCCGCAATGCGCTGAAGGATTACTGATGACCGGGAATCTGCCATTAAACACGGACCTGGTGATCAGCCGGCTTAAGAATGCTGTGCCAGTACTGCGTGGAGTCAGTGACGCCATCGAGTTTGATGCGATTAAAGAGCTGCGGCTCATCACTGACAACCGGGCCTTTGTGGTGCTGGACAATGAAAAAAACAGTGCCGATGTGGCGCGCCATACCAACCAGACCTTTGCGCGCTTTGGGGTTGTTGTTGCCACCCGCTGCGCCAGACCTTCGGACTTGATGCGGGAAGCGCGGGCGCTCATTGGCCAAACCCGCGATGCCCTGATTGGGTGGCGGCCAGAAAACCGCGAGTTTCAAAGCTGCGTGTGGTTAGGCGGCGAAGTACTCGACTATGACCAGAACGTCCTGCTTTGGGTGGACATGTATCAGACCAACTATTTTACCAACGGAGTTTAGCCATGACGGATAAAACAACTCAGGCACCAGGCAAAGCGTCTGCAGTGCCTGAACAGGCCAAGCCTACAGCCCAGCCTGATGCGGAAGTTGTTGTCAGTACAGACAACAGCAAAAACGGTTACCTGGCAGCGCAACGCGCCGCCCGCAGAAATGAGGTGAAACAATAATGGGTGAGCGCATTTTAGAGCAGGATACCTGTGTACTGGCCGCTGTAGAAACTGTCTATGGCACTGACAAGGCGCCAACCGCTGCCGCAAATGCTATGCGGGTGAAAGCCGATATGACATTGCTTGACGGCGATCAGGAAGCGATGGAATTCGATGCTGGTCGTGGCGGCAGTAAAGGCTCCATCCAGCGCAACAAGAAAATCTCCGGCACGTTAACCGGTTATGTGGCAGGCGTGTCTGCTGCAGGCACGGCGCCGGCCATTGCCCCGCTGCTGCAAGCGGCTGGCTTAAAACCAACGGTGACTCCGACCACGAAAGTCACTTACAAGCCAGTTTCATCGAACCATGACAGCGTCACGCTGCATGTGTTTCGCGGCAAAGTGAAGCATCCATGTGTGGGTGCCCGTTGCAACCTGGAAGTAAGCCTAGGTACCGACGCACTACCAAAATTCACGTTCAACAACTTGATGGGGTTGTATGTCAACCCGGCACAGGTTGCTGACTTCCAAAACTGTGACTTTACCCAGTTCGAAAACCCGCTGGTCACTGACCCCGTCAGCATCACCAAAATGCAACTGTTTGGACAGGAAGTGAACATGGCCCAGCTGACGTTCCGCCTTGGTAACACAGTGACCTTCCGGTCTGTGACCAACGACGAAAGCGTGCAAATCACCAGCCGGCGGCCACAGGTTGAAATCGTGTTTGAAGAGCCGTTACTGAACGACTTCAACTGGTGGAACAAGCTGAGCACCTTTGGCGCCATGGCTTACCAGTTAGGTGAAGACGTGACAGACATCGGCCGCATCTTCGAGCTGCTGGTACCGAACCTGCAGCTGAACAGCATCGCGCCAACCATTATCGACGGCATCAGCCATCTGCGCTGTGTACTTGATGTGGTACCGACGGCGCGGGACAACGATTTTGAAATGATTTTCCGGTAACCGAATAAACCCCAAGCAGCGAACCAGGGATGAAAGTAAGGCAAGGATGCCTCCCTTTTAATTCAGGAGTACGACCGTGTTTCAAATTAACGCCTTAGCAAAAAACGTTTTTAAAGCTGCTGTAATGGCAGTTCTCCCAACCGACAAATATGACGAACAGGGCCAGACCATAAATGCTGAAGCCCACTTTATTGCCACTTTTCAGTCCGTCTCTGAAGACGAAACTGAAGCGCTTGTCAGTCAGCTCAATGGCGTCGATGAGTCCGATTTATCCCGCGTGAGTAAATTGCTCAAAGAGCAAACCCGTGCGGTGTTTATCGGTTTTGAGAAGCATCCAAAACATCCGTTCCCGTTCAAAAATGGTGATGCAGATGTGCAGTCATCGCCAGAAACCATTGCCCTGTTGCTGAACAGCAAAGAAGTCGCTGATGCAGTGCGCAAGGCATACAACGAAGCCCGCGCTGGTGGGGTAACTGACAAAAATTTGAAGAAATAGCCCATTGGTGGGTTTCGGGAGGCAGCGCCAGCCCTAAGCGCCTGGCTGAATCGCTGGAAGCAGCTGGTGCACCTCCCGAAGTTGTGCAGATGTATGCAGCACAAAAAGCCCAGGCACCGGACATTCAACCCTGCAATCAATACATCGTGGAGTTGTTTTTTCGGGTGCAAACCCAGTGGGTGTATGCCGGCATGGCAGGTGCCAGAGTTGGCCTGAACTACCCGGCAATTGAAGTAAGAGCGAATCAGATGCCTGGTTATCAGGGCTTAGCGGTCGAACTAAAAGACCGGATCTGGAACGGCCTGCAGGTTATCGAAAAGACAGTACTGAATTACCAGGCAGAGCAAAACAGGAGTTAATGCCATTTATGAATAACAACGATATGAACATTGCCATCCGCTTTGCCGTTGCCGGTGGACAGGTCGTTGTCAAAGACATCAATGGCATTACTCAAAGCACAACAACGGCTACCAAGTCGTTAAAGCAGCTCGATACCGCCGGCAACGAATCTGCCAAAGGGCTGAGCAAAACTGCCAACAGTAGCAAACAGCTCAGCACCGCTCTGCAGGAAAACGAAAGCACTGCGGTAAGTCTTGCCGGTAGCTTGCGTTCAATGGTTGGAGTGACTGCTGCTCTTTATGCTGCTTTTGAAACATTCAATGCAGTGAAAGGCTTTGCCACTGTTGCGTCAGAATTCGATGGCCTGCAGCAACGTATTAAAACGGCAACCCGCGAAACCCATGACTACAACCAGGTGTCGGCTGAAATGTTCGACATCTCACAGAAAAACGGGGTAGCACTCAGCGCATCTGTTGACTTGTTCCAGCGCATGGCAACCAGCCGTAAAGACCTCAAAGCCACCAATGCCGAAATGCTTGGCCTGACCGATGCTGTCCAAATGCTGGGCGTTATTGGTGGGGCGTCCATGCAAGCGATGGATAACGGCTTAATGCAGCTTAGCCAGGGCTTATCAGGCGGCATACTTCGGGCTGAAGAGTGGAATTCTATTCTAGAGAATATCCCGGAGCTGGCATCACGAATTGGCCGGGGCATGGACGATATTGGCAAATCAACCAAAGAGCTGGGGTTTGGTGAAATGCGCGCCCTGGTACTGGAAGGCAAGCTGCTATCGGAAGATGTACTGAAGTCGATTTTAGTGCAACTGCCTGAGATCCGGGCACAGTTCGGCGAGCTGCCTGTCAATCTGGCTCGGGCCAATGTCATGGTGGAAAACAGTTTTGCTGCAACTGTGGCACACCTCGACAAGACGGTGGAATTATCCAATGCGTGGGCTCAATCCTTGGTTAGCGTTGCGCAGATTATTGACAGTGTGAGAACTGGAAACATCGAAGCACTGAGCCCAAATCTTCAAGCATCCATCAAAACAGCTGAGCTGCTGGCTTATGCGATCGGCGTTGTTGGCGTCGCTGCCTTTGCTGGATTTGCGAAGAAACAAGCTGCGGTACTTATGGAAATGCTGTTAGTAAACACAGCAGCCGTGACGCAAGTTTCAGCACTTGGCCTTGTAACTACAACTGCAGGTACTGCAACAGTGGCATCTAACGCACTAGCAATTGCACAACGTGCTTTGTTAGGCCCAATCGGTTTAGTCATCGGCATTGCTGGGGTTTTAACCGGTGCATGGTTTGCTTACGAGCATGCAGCAGAGCAGGCAAAACAAAAAAATGACGAGCTGGCTAATTCATTTGCACGAATGAGCAACCAGCGAAAGGCTTCCATATATCAAGATTCTATTGCAGAGCTGCAGCAAGTAGCAGCAAGAATTGTAGAAATCGATAAGCAACTTGAAGATGCCCGTAAAAAAAGCAAGCCCTCAAATGGTTTTGGTGTCGGTGATGTCAACGCTTCAGTTGATATTGCGCGACTAGCCCCAGAGCTGGGCGAACTTAAAAAACGCCGCGATGAGTTGAATGCAGTTATTGAACAACTGAACAAGAATTTCGATGTCGGATTGCCGGCTCTGTCCCAATACAGTTCTAAACTGGAAGACAGCTCCGATAAGTCCTCAGTGCTTAATGACCAACTGCTTAAACTATACAACACCCAAATGTTGTCTGCTCAGGCGATCGACGTTCAAGGCCGCGCCTTATCCGGCGTAGACCTTGATTTATTCAAAGCCCAGTTCGTTGAAGCCACCACTCTGCCGGCCAATGCCGCAGCCGCCATCAAAAAATTTGCTGAAGAGGCAAAAACCGCCACAGCAAACCTTAATGCTGATACGTACCTGCAGCAGCTGCGCGAAGAATTAAAACTGCTGGATTTGCGGCTGAGTAAAGGCCAGCAATCAGCAGACCTGCAAAAGAAACTTCAGCAGTTTACCGGTGCCAATCCTGCGGCCCTCGCGGCCCTGCAGCGTGAACTGCAGCTGATTGAAAAGAAACAAGCCCTGGTCACAGACAAAGAAACCCTCGACAGCCTGAAAAAGGAAACTGAGCTTTTGCAAATTCGCCTGGCAAAAGGCGAAAAGGAATATGAAGTACAAAAAGCCCTGTATCAGCTCAAAGGGGGTGATCCGGCTGTCATCGCTGAGATTGAAAATCAGATCCGTGTTCAACAGAAACTCAAAGACCAAATTGAGCTGACAGAGCAAATCAGTAGTGGCGCTTTTGACAAGATGTTGGATGACATGACTGCCATGAACGGCATCGCCACCAACATTGGCGATGTACTGGTACAGGCGTTCGGCTCGGTGGCGCAGCAGCTGGATGCGATGACCGAAAGCCAGCTGCAGTACAACGAAAAAGTAAAAGAACTGGCGGGCGAAAAGGCCAAGTTAAACATTCTCGATAAAAACAGTGCGGTATATGCCAAGGGCAAAGCGGCTGTTGACGAGAAAGAAGCCAAGCTTAAAAACGACTACTACCAAAGCCAGATGGGGCATTTTGCCTCACTGACCGGCGCGGCCAGCAAGATGTTTTCTGAACAAAGCAAGGGCCGGCAGGTACTGCACAAGCTAGAAGTGACCTTTGCTGCTATTGAAACAGCGTTGGCATTGAAGAAAGCGGCGGCCAATGCGCTGACTGCGATCACCAACCAGGGTGGCGGCGACCCATATTCTGCCTTTGCCCGGATTGCTGCCATGGCAGCGTTGATGGCTGGCCTTGGTGTGTTTAGCGGCTCTGCCGGTGGCGGCGGTGTCAGCGCGGAAGACCGGCAGAAATCCCAGGGCACCGGCACAGTCCTTGGTGATGACAGCGCCAAATCTGAATCTATCGCCAATGCCCTTGGCCGCATTGAAGACTTAGAGCTGGACCAATACGCAGAGCTGCGCTCAATCAATGGCAGCATCCGCGAACTCTCTGCCGGCATTAAAAGTCTGGCCGTCAACCTGGTGGCCAGCTATGGCAAATTCAACGAATCCAGCTATCCAGGTGAACTGGGCAAAGAATACAACCTGCAACTGGGTA